ACTTATCCTTATTTCTTAGGTGTCTTTGAAAGTGCTTGTGCGCCAAAGAAAGCTGCAACAATACCAGCAACCGCAATAAAATAAACTCCTGCCATGTCACCTAATATCTTTGCGGCTGAATCAATACCACATACAACCGAAACAACAACACATACAGGATACAATAACATGCCTGCAAGTGCAAACCATGCCATGTTGCGTTGTGCATCTCTCATTGCGTCTGCATCTTCTAGTTCTTTGCGTTTGAACTCTAGATACATCTGTTCTTCTTCTTTGGATACCTTTCCATCGCCATTAGAGTCTGCTGGGTGGTATTCTTTTTTTTCTTCTTCTGCCATGACTTTCCCCTATTACATTCTTCTATTTTCTTGTTCTTGTCTTTTCTTTTCCTCTTCCAAGTAATTCATTAATAGTCCTATGTATATCTCCCTTTCCCAAGGTATCATTTCTTCTAACTCTGCCAAACTCCAATTGTGATGTTGCATCATTCCAAAGTTCATTTGATAATAGTTTTCTAATGAGTCATGTGAAAGGGCTATTCGAAAAAACTTTGCAAACCCTCAATTGGGATTACACTTTTAACTTTTGTCTTGGGGTTCACAACCTCAAGGTCATATGATAACTTAGGCATACTTGAAAAAAACTCACCAACGGATTCAAAGTTTTTTGATGACATACTGTCAATAAAATCTTCTAAATCTTTTTCAGACATATCAACTCTACGATATATTTCTTCTCCATCGTGAACTTCATGTATGCATCTCTTTACCATTTCAAACAACGACTTTGTTTCCCCAAGTGCATTAAAACCTTTCATATCACCAAGACAAGGATACCGCATTATAACACTGATATCATCTGTAAGAGTAATGACATTCGTATGATTTTCTTTCATTTGAACATCAACTTCTTCCAGAGGAATTGAAACATTTACTTTAGTCTCTTCATCATCTGGACAAGTTACTCTTAACTCAGCTATTTCTCCAACAGATTTACTTCTTATCTTTAGAAACACATACTCAATGTCAAACATTGGCATCTTATATGGATCAACTTTATCTTCAACACAATCAGTAATGATTTGAGCAAATGTGCTTTCAATCACCTTGTCATCTTCTGATTCTTGAGCAATCATTAACGCTTTTTGTTCTTTTACAAGAAACGGTCTATACTTTATTGTTGCTCCTGTTGATGGTAAACTCAATTCATAATTTGCACTATTTAATTTAGGTAATCCCATAATTTTAGTCCTCGCTTTATAATCTATTCAGTATCTTTGGTATCGATCCTGTTATTTTTCTTTCAACTGTTCCAGTAAACGTATTCACTATTCTATCAGTTATACTTGTTGCCTGAGCATTAATATCAAGTTGCGTCCAATATCTAAAAGTAAAACTTACTGTATTCTTTATGATTTCATTGTTTGTAGCTTGATTTAATTCAGTTGCCTCAATTGTCTTTGGAAAACACTCCCAAAGTTTTACTCCAAATCTTCGTTTGTCTTGTCTGTCTAATAAATACAAATCAATTTGAGCAATGTAGTCGTTGTAGTATCCTACGTTCCAAGTCTTTTCACTAAATGCTAATTTTTGCCATTCCTCAAAGAACCTTCTTTCAGCAAGATCAGAACTTGCTTGAAATGATACTGATATATCTTCTGCGTAAGTTACTCCATCAACAATCGACCTTGTTGGCCCATATATGTTTGTATCGTCAAGAGTGTTTAAGTTTCGCCCTGGCAAAGTAATTCCCTCTACACGCAACGATACTTGTCTAGCAGTAGTTGGGCCTTTATCTAAACCAATTTTTTGAAGAAAAGTTGAAGAAGAATTTCTTCCTATTCCTGTTGGTGGAATGATTACTGCTTCGAATCTGTTGGGTACTGCGTAACCGTTTTGAGAATGAAACCCAGACAATACATCGTTAAGAACACCAAACGCGGCTGTTTCTATAAATTGTGCGAGACTTCCTGCCATTAGATCATACTCCTAGAATCTTTCCATACTTCAGCTGAAGATGCTTTCTTAAATCTTTGTACTGGTAACAAACACGCAATTTTAAATTCATCTGCATCAACCCTACGAAATTGTGATTTTACTCTTGAGTATAGGTATTTATGCAAAGTTGGTTTAACTATGGTAAGTTTTTTTAATTTACTATAATCTGCAACTATTCTGGTGCTTGACTCATCAAGGTCTTGACTATTTGCAAACGACATAAGCCTATCCAATAATTTTACTCTTAATGGTATTGGCAGATAATGAAAGTTAATACCAAGAAACCCATCAGAGTATCTTTCTATTGGTAACACCAGTGGAAACGTATCGTAGTAAGGCAATTCTTTTTTAAATTTAGGGTCATAGAAAAACATATTCAATTTACCATAAAATTGTCTTTTGTTCCTTTTGCCATCTCGTATCAAATCCATCGCAACAGGCTTACCAAATTCTTTAATTTTATTACGATACCACCTAACGGAACGATCTGCTCCTTTTGTTTCATCTTTAACTGATTGTATAAAATTGCTAGTTGCCATAACTCTATTTATAACGAATGTTAAGATGATCTTCGGTCAGTATCTTAAATTCCATATTATTGTCTAGACACCACTCATTTGCGTATTTCCATTTTGCTTCGTTTATACCCCACGTTTTAACTTCGTTGAACCATCGTTTAGTTTTTCTCTTGGGTTGAGATGGTGGTGGTTTGCATTGAGCTTTAGGTTTAACTTCTATAATAAACTTTTTGATGCTTCCGTCATGTTGTTTTGTTTTTATATAAAAATCTGGGAAATATCTGTGTATTTTTCCGTCCCAAGGTGATAAATAAGGTATAATGATTTCTTCACTGCCCCATTCAATAATAGAATCACTGGAGTCGCAATAGACCATAAACCTACGTTCCCAGAGAGAACGATAAATAACTTGAGAGTAATCCCCTTTATATTTTTTGGGATTTTTTGGAATATAACGACCTGAGTATGACATAACTTATAAATAGTATATATAAGGAAGAACTATGGCAATATTAGATGGTATAAAAAATGCGGTTACTGCAAACGTAGCCAGATCAGCAAACAAAGTTGCTGTCAACGGTTTAAATAATATTGTAGGTGATATATTTGGTACAAACCCCCTCACTGGCCCAGCTGCTCAATTAGCACAACGACAACAATCAAAGTTTTGCACTAAAAATCTTGCGTATCCTGCTGGTGTTGAAGGTGATGACCAACAAGGTCATTATGTTATATTTGAAATTTTAGAACAAAACAAAGCAAAATTAAAATCGTCAAAGGGCGAAAATAAAATAGCAGAACTTCAAAAAGAAGTTAAAAATAGTTATGGTGGCACAGATGCAGCACAACAAAAAGCAATTGACAATTTAGAAAAAGAAAAAGAAAGAGTTCGTGCAGCTGGTAGAAAACGTGAAGGTGCAGGTGGCAGTAGTAATTCAATCCAACTGTCAAGAGGTGCGACAACCAGAATATCAACTATGATTGCGTTGTATATGCCTGCTTCGATATCTGTTAGTTACAACTCAAAATTTGGAGAACAAGAAATTGGTGCATTAGCTGGTGCAGCTGCAGGCGCATTAGACGCATTTGCTGGTCGAGGTGATGCAGATGGAAGCACTGCTTTAAAAGGTGCATTGAACGAGTTAGGAAAGGGTTCGGAAGCTGGACTACTTAAAGTAGCTGATGCCGTAGCCCCTGGCGCTACTGCGTTAGTTGCATTAGAAAAAGGTGCAGTTAGGACTCCAAAAATGGAACTGATGTTTGAGGGTATTGGAAGAAGAGAGTTCTCATATGAGTTTACTTTCATACCAAAAAGTGAGGAAGAAGCTGAAACAATAAAAGAAATTGTAATGCAATTTAAATTTCATATGGCATCTAAGTACACAGATGGAACTTTTAGAGAAATGGAAATACCAAGTTTCTTTAACATAAGATATATGTACAAAAATGGAATGAACGAACACCTCAATAAAATATCAACTTGTGCTTTAGAAAGTATGGACGTAAGTTATGGTGCAGATAGGTTTGTTGCATATGAAGGTGGAGTTCCACAAACAACAAAAATTTCTTTGAAGTTTAAAGAAATGGAAATCATCACCAAAGACCAAATTGCACAGGGGTTCTAAAAAATGTATTTTGCACAATTTCCTTTAACTATTTACGACTCTGTTGGAAATGAAAATTACAAACTTGTAACTAATTTATTAAAACGAGTTGCAATTCGTTCTAAAGTAAAAGTCAACACTTTATTTTTTGATACCTATGATGTTAAAGAGGGCGAAACACCAGAGATGATTGCAGACAAGTTATATGATGACCCAGAACTGCATTGGATAGTACTTATGGTTAATGACATTACTGACAGGTATCATCAGTGGCCAAAGAATCAAAATCAATTTCTTTCTCATATTAATGACAAGTATTCTAATATTAGTGGAACACATCATTACGAGATAAGTCAAACTTCGGGCGATACAACTATAAAGATTAATATTGGAACAGACAACACAGATCACCCAACAGCAACTCTAATCACTAACTATGAATATGAACAAGAACGTCAGGATGCATCAAGAAAAATAAGGCTTCTTAGTCCAGAATATGTTTCTGATTTTGTAGAAGAATTTAAATCAATTATGAAGGACACTGGATAGTGGCAGATGGATTACAACACGCTGGCGATTTTACTGTTGACGAATTATCTTTAATTACTACATCTGGTCTTAGAGTTAATCTTATACCCAATGTAGTAAAGTTAACAATATTTGAAGATATAAATCAAAGTTGCATAAGTGGTACAATAACAATACAAGATTCAATAAATCTATCTTCTCATGGCCCAATCATAGGACAAGAATTTTTGTCTATGAAGATTAGAACTTCATCTGTTCAAGATGATGATGGGATTATAGATTTTACTGAAAATTTACTTGCAGTACATTCTCTGACCGCGAGAGAAAAAGTTGGTAATGGTGTTCAGTTATACAACCTAAGCTTCGTCAGTATGGAGTTGGTTAGAAATCAAAGAATTAAAGTAAAAAAAAGTTTTACCTTGCCGTGGTCTGATATTGTTTTATCTATGTTAGTCAATCAATTAGAAACTAAGAAAAATATTTTTGTAGAAAAAACTGTCGGTGTTAAAAAATATATTGCACCAAACATAAGACCATTAGACGTTGTTAATACTGCTCGCGATCAAGCAATCGCAACATTCAAATCTTCTCCAACATATATGTTTTATGAAACTCTCAAAGGGTTCAACTTTAGAACGCTTGCAAGTTTGTACAATGAAGAACCATTTATGGAATACACTACGTTTGAAAAGGGTGCGCTTGTTGGGAAAAATGGTGTGATTGATGTTATTAAAGATTTAAATAATGTGCTTGGATATGAGATTGTAGCAAACAATGACACGTTAATGAACTACAGAACTGGCATGTATGGTTCAGAACTTATAAAACATGACATTCGCAATAAATCTATTTCAAGAAAAAAATACAACTACCATAGAGAGTTTAAAAACGAAGATCATATTGTGAGCGGTGTTACAGAGGGCAGAACTGAATACCCTTTAGCAAGTCAAGCTGCATTAAATCCAAGAGGTGAAAGAGTATCAGATTTCTCTGCAAGGACGTATGTTGTACCTACCTCTTTAAATAGTCGAAGTGATGGTCAACATACAACCCCAGATAACACATACCCATACGAACCCTACGGGCCAGAAAAATGGTTGCAGAGAAGAAATTCACAAATGGCACAAATAAGAACTGGACTTAGTGTTAACATAATATGTCATGGCAACACTTATGTAAATGCTGGTCAGAAGGTAATACTTAATTTGCCATACACAGCTGCAGTTACAGCTGCAGACGGTGAAATCAACGATAGATTTTACAAAGGCCCATTCTTAGTAAAAAACATACGACACGATTTTGATTTTGATAAGTCACCACAAAAACATGTAATGATCATATCATTAGTTAAAGATTCTATAGAAGAACCACTAGATTCACTGAAGGATAATTATGAACCATTTGCAGAAGGAGATATTAAAATAATTAAACAAAAGGAGGACTATAACGGCGTAGAAGTAAAAACTGTACCGCCTGGCATTTTCGGGGGGATTACAACATCAGACGAAACATAACTTATTAATAGAAACGAGGACAAATCAATGGCTCAAAAAACTAGAAATTTACTCAGAAAAAAATCATTCCTAAAACAAGAGAGAAACGTAACTCCCATATCAGAAAATGATAAATACGTTATAGAACAAATAGTAAATTATAGAAAACGAGAGCAAACAGGAACGCATGATGAAAACATTCAACGAACTTCAAGAGGGCGTATACGACCCCAATATATTTAAGGCATTCTTTTTAGCAGGTGGCCCTGGCAGCGGTAAATCATACGTTGTCAGGAGAACCACTGGTGGAACTGGACTCAAGGTAGTCAATTCAGATAACGCATTTGAGAAGTTGCTTAAAGACGCAAACCTTTCTCTGAAGATGCCTGAAGATGAAACAGATGCTCGTATTCCAGTTCGTGACCGAGCAAAAGAAATTACCAAAAAACAACAAACAAACTATCTTGAAGGTAGACTTGGACTTATTATTGACGGCACAGGTAAAGACTACGATAAGATTTCAAATCAGTCTAATGAACTACGTCAACTAGGATATGACACTCATTTAATATTTGTCAATACTTCACTAGATGTTGCGTTAGAACGTAACGCAAAACGAGCTCGTAGTGTACCAGAATCCGTTGTGATTAAGTCGTGGAAAGCAGTACAAGCTAACATTGGTAAATTTAATAACCACTTTAAACAAAATTTAATTATTGTAGATAACAATGAAGCTGATGAGGATATAATTAAACAAGTGTACAAACGTATACAAGGTTTACTTAAAAAGAAAGTTAAAAATACCAGAGCAAAATCTTGGATTGAAATGGAACTGGCAAGGAAAAAACGATAAATTGTGGAAGACCTAATACTCACAGATTCAGCTGCTCATAAAGTTCAAACACTAATTGATGACGAA